ACCAGAACCAGAATCCGTAATCGTAATAGTCGGTGTTGATGTATATCCAGCACCAGCATTGGCTACAGTAAATCCAGTAACAGCACCAGTTACAGTTCCATTATATGTTTCAGCATCGTCTATTATTGGTGTTAAAACAGCCTGTGTTGTTGGACTTCCACCACCAGTAATAGTAACAGAAATTGTTCCAGAAGTATATCCAGACCCACATTGTAGATAATTTGATTTTGAAAATCCACCTTCTTTATTAAATTTCTGTTGTTCTATATGTCGTTTTAAAGGTCCTAATTGTAAAGCACCACCAATACCACCAGTAACAAATCCCCAATCTTCCGATTCAGTTGTAGTTCCTGGACTACCTTCAGACCCCGAAGTACCATACTCATATGCTTGACCAACAGGAACAGCATGTAAAATAAATTCATAATCATCAGAATCTACTGAGGTCAATAAAATAATAGGTACATCTATTTCATAGATATGCCATTCAGAATGTCCCGGTCCCAATCCAGGCCCATTAGCTTGTCCATCATGTGGCCATGCAGAACCAGTAGGCCATTCTTCAAATGGAGTATCAGTACCATTACCTTGTAACTGAACATTTAATCTAACAGGTGGTTCAATATCACCATCATGAAAAATAATCTTATATGGAAATGTATGTACATAAGGAGTACGAAATGCTGTTTCACCAGGTTGCATCCCCAATCTAGTAGAAAGCAATGATGTTATCATTGATCTTCCAAACAATGCAAGACCAGCCGGATGTACTAATCGAGTAACATAAGGTTTCCAATCAGCAATACTATGTCCGGATTTTATTTCATATGAAAACACCTGATAATAATAACTATCTTGAATATAATTTGCAGCTGAAAGAAATCCATCATCACCAATCCATCTTGTTGCGTGTTCATCTTCATAGCCACCAATCGTTGCAGTACCTTTTGCCGTTCCATCCCCAATATTAGAAAAATCAAGAATAGGGATTTCTCTATAACGAAATCCATTTTTAGTTAATTTCAAAGATGCAATACCACCAATACTATCACCACCTAATATAATACTTGCACTACTACCCGACCCACCAGAAACAGTTGGTATACCTGTATATCCATATCCTCTGTGTTCAAATTCAATAGTAGTAATTCCACCAGAACCATTTACTGTCTTAACAAGTATACTACAAGTTCTTCCATCAATTTCTAATTTATCCGTATTATTAATTGTAAGTTTATCACCAACAACATATCCTGTTCCAGCAGTTGGTATTGTGTGTGTAGTAATACTTCCCGTTGTTAATGCATCAACTAAAAATTGAGCTCCAACAGCACTTCCACCACCACCCGTAATTGTAATATTATCATCTATACTATAACCATTTCCTGGTTTGGTTATAGTATAACCAGTTACCATACCATCTATTTTTACACTATTAGTTCCATCTGAAACATTTTCCAAAGCTTGAAATGTTCCAACTACTTTAGAAAGATAAATTGTTGATACGTTAAACGGACCTACATATTCATTTAATACTAATTCAACAACACCATTAGCAGTAGATGTTGCACCAGTAATTGTTTTTCCAAGAAATCCTGCAACTACATTTGTACCACTATTATCAACACATCTTAAAATTTTATCTGATGAATACTTACCATCAGATACACGAAGCATATCAGAACCTGGATAATAAAATTCAATCTCCTCTTTATAGAGTAAACGAAAAAGAAATTGAAATGATTTTTCACTACCTTTGGAACGATAGAAATCACGAAGCTTCTTTAATACTTGTGGTTTATTTGCATTAGCAAATATTGCTTCTGGAACATCTTTACCAAACTGATTCTTAAAATATTTTAAATAATCATCTACTGTTTTATCAACATTAAAATAATTATCCAGATTACTAATAATCTCATACGGTTTACCAAGCAATTCCATATACTCATAATAAGCTTCCAAGAAAGCTACAAACGTAGCATGATCTTGTTTAACAAAATCTGGTAATTGTCCTTCTACTTGAACAGATATACGTTCATCAAACGAAGGATGTATTGGTGTATTTGGATTACTTGCCATATTAGATTATTGTTTCTGAAATCATAGTAACAACAACTGCAGCTGTATCTGTTGTATCAGTTGTTAATATTTGTTCTCGTAATGGAGTAACATCTTGATTATTAACTAATGGTGTTACAGTAAATTTAATATAAGCAGTTCCATCTAAAATTGTATGAGGATTAAAATTATTCAACACAATTTTACCAGTATCATAATCTATTGTACCCTGATTTTGTGAACCATCTGCTATAGTAAAATATGTTGTTGGACTCCAAGAAGTAACCACACCACTTGTATATACTGCTCTAACAACTTTAATTATTCCGGCACCATCATCAAGTAAATAATATGTATTACCATCACTAGTAGTAAAGGCTGTACTTACAACAGAACTCTTAGTTAATGGTGCATTAAACTCCAATGTATATGTAGAAGTAGTTCCCAATGTTTGTGGTGTCATTCTCATTTGGTATTTAATAGACGTTTTACTATTTCTAATTCCATTATCTGTATTATCTATTATTTTTGTCAAATTAGAATATCTAAACTTCTGGTCAAATTTCTGTAGGCTACTTGTAAAATAACTATTGATAGATGTAGATATCGAAGCCTTCAAAACATCTTCTGTTGATAATAAAATAACAGGGTCATAATTAACAACTGTATCTACTAAAACATAATAAAAAATAGGATCTACAAATTCTGGTATAACAGTTACTACATTTGATTTTTTAAGAATATTTGTTTTAATATTATCTTTAACCGTATTACTATATGATGTATTTCCCGTTGGTTTAATTGCAATATACACTTTACCATAAACAGGAGGACTTGCTTCTTCCCCACCAAAAACAGTAAGAGATTCTATATCAGGTCGCTCTTGCAATAACAGAGCTTTATAATCATCTTTTGTTGTTGACCGTTTCTGTGCCTGATATAATTTAGGTGCATTCTTCTTTAACGATTTCATTGACTCTATCGCTGCACCACCAGTAGCTGCAACAGCAGTAGTCAAAGTATAATTTGCAGAAGTCAAACCAGCAACTGTTCCACTAGCAGTAAACGTACTTGCCTTATTAGCGGCAACTCCACCCGTACTCAAATATTCAACAAAAACAATATTACCATCAGCTAGTTGTTTTCCAACAGCACCATCACCAAAGAAAATTTCATATTGTTGTTCTTCTACTTCTTGAATAAAATAAACTTTCTGTGTAGATGAGATTGTAGTTACATCTAAAGAATTGCCATCTGCATATGTTACAAGAGTAGAATCACTTGCAGAATTTTGTACTTTTATAACAACAGTAGAAGTATCTACATTTGAATTTGGAATAAGAAATCGTTGGCCGGGGTTAGCTAGATCAACCGTGTATGCATTATTTAAAAGTGTACCTTCTTTAATTGCTAAACTATTAACATAATAAAGATTACTAATAGGAAAAATCGTTGTTGCAGTCGTTGTTGTAAAAGTATAACTGTTACCAGAAATTACTGTTTTGAATTGTGTATCTTTTGCAACCGTAAGAGAAACAGGAGAATTGTCTGGTGTGAATGTCATATTCAAATATGCTGTTGGTGCCGTTACAGATGTTGGAATAACATTCAAATGTTTTGTGTGAGAAACAACTGAAGAACGAAGAGATGCTGTATCCAAAAACATTTCATTACCAAGCATGTTTGCATAGTAAGCCATGTAATGAGTATTGTAAGCAAGAACATCCATTAAGATGTCCATACTACTTCCATCAAAATCATAATCTTGAAATTGTGTTTGTGATTTTAAATGTGCTTTTAAATTTGATTTTATAGAATCAAATTCTAAATCTGTAACTGCTATTTTATTGCTTGCCATTTACCTTATCCTCTCTAAGAATAATGAAACTTCAATCGGTTCTGGGGAATTTATTATTCTAAAAAATATAGAAACATTAAAACCATTTCTATCTATATTTCCTGATACACGAATATCACTTTGCACATGAGCTATTTCATCGGCATTCCCAAAAACATTAACTCTATCTACAACAACACGAGGTTCATAATTACGCAAACAAGTTGCAACAGCTTCTGCAATATCATGTTTTGTTGCTGCTGTGGCCAAACCAAATAAATGTCGTGTTACTCCTCCATCAATCTCTGGATGAAATTTCTTATCATACTTATTGGTCTGAATCAGATTTCTTACAGATCGTTTGACAGCTTCCACATTTGTTTTTCTGACAATATCTTTCGTCACAGGATGTTTGGTAAAATCCAAATCCAGATCAGCCCATCCTCTAGTATGTGTCGAAAGTCCCTTCTGATAGATTACAGCCATTATCGTCTTTTCCCTTGTCCTTTATATCGTTTCCAACTTACTCGTTTCTTCTTGTTCTTTGGCATACTTCTTACAGAATGTCCAATAGAAGTAACTTTTTTAATAGTATCCCGTCTGATTTTAACTACTTGTTGTACAGTCATAATGATCTCCTCATATATTTATAATAGTTTTAGTAAATTAATGATGATGAACTCCCTTTTCACACCCCTGTACAACTAAATGTTTAAAATCATCATGCATATATGCCTGAACTTGCATTGCGGCTGCAAAACCAGTTCCTTTATATCTAAGTTCCATTTCTAAAATTTTCTTATCATCTTTCTTAGGAGAATGTAATACCTTTTTCATCATCCAAAATTTAATAGATGCTGCACCACCTTTCCTTGGTTGTAATTTAACATAATAATCTTTAAGTGGATCAGACCCTTTTCCAAACCATCTGGACAATGCACATATTACACTTTTTAATTCATATGTTGTTCCTTGTCCAATTCTAACTATTCCTTTATTGGTAATGTCAGCTTTGCCAGTAGATAAACCAAATGCAAAATAATATTTTTTAAATTCTTTATTATTAGCAATATCATTACCTAAAGAAATTTTAAGAACTTGATCTGTTAATTCTTCACATAATTCTCCAACAAGTTTTTTATCTGTATTCAATGCTTTTATCATAGTTTGAAAAAAAGGTGCTTCTAATTTAGATATTTCTGCATTGACTATACTTCTAATAGGTAAATTACCACTACTTGCTCCTTTCATATCAATTAAAGGTTTATCACTAAATTTAGGCTTCTTGCCTTTAAATTTTTCTTTATCACCATGATACCATGTAGATTTTTTTGCCAAAGCTTTTCGTTTAGATTCAGTACCAATACCTAAATAATTATCAGTATGTAAACCGATTGTTTTGTTATTAAATCTATATCGACAAAGAAGTTCTAAACTTCCAATTTTTGATAATGGAGGAACTATAACTTGTTCGTGTTCAAGTACTGCATCTCTAAATTTTTTACTATTTGCAATCTCACCAAAAAATTCAAATCTTTCTCTTTGTATTTTTTCTACAACTTTTAATGCAGCTGGATGTGATGGTACTGGCGAAACATTTACTTTCTTACCGACTTTGCCTTCCATTACAACAGCATCTTCAATACTACCATTTACCTGTCGAATAGCATCATCTATTGACCTATTAATCATTGTAGGATCTGTTGATGATGCAGAAGTTGGTTTCTTTTTTAATGATACACCAAAAAATTGTTTATCACCAGTACGAATAACCATATCAGAAGAATTAAAATCTCTCATTCCACCACGGGATAATCTAAATTGTTTTATATCATCATCCCATGTACCACCAGTTAAATAAATTTTTGAAATTGGTAATTTTCCACCTTGACTTCTTTTTCCATGATCTCTTGCCATCCATTCATGTATAGACTTTGCTGCACTTATACCAACAGCTACATTTGTTAAAGCAGTTTTAAAAGCTTTATCACCCTCAACTTCAGTAGCACTTAATCCTTTTTTTGTAGAAATAAGATCACTAGAGGACATTACAATATTACTATTTGCCTTAAATAACATATTTTGCCAACTTTTACTTTTCCACCACTTATCAAGATTACTCTTATCCTTATCATTTACATTCGTTGGTAATGAATCAAAAAGCAATAAAGCAACGGCAGTAGCTGGTTCTGATAATTCCATCTAATTACTCCACTCGTATCCACTTCATATCTTTACCATGCTTAACAGAATCATCCCATTCTTTCTCTGTACGGAAAATAGTAAACTCTTGATGAGCCAAAGTATATCCAAGAACATTACCATCCTTCATTTTCTTTTTGAACTTATCTGCGGCTTTAATAATATTACGATCCTTCATGTCTTTCCAGCTCGTTACTTTTGCTTCCATAAAATCTGTATATGTTGTTTCCATTAAAGTAGTCCTTTCAGTTGTTTGATTGTACTGTTAACATTTTTATGGATAACTCCTGTACCACCAGCAGATTCCCATTCTCTTATATTCTTACTATGGTCATCAATCAGTATTACATCCTTCTTTGCATAATCTTTTTTCTCTCTACGTTGTACGATATGAACTTTACTAGGGTCTATTTTTAAATTCTTTTGACACCACATTGTTTTACCCTTGATGACTTTTATATCTTTGTTACATACAGATGGACAGGCAGATAGTATATGAGGGTCATACTGTTTAATATAATTCCAGAGTTGTTTGCTACCAGATTCTCTATCACAGGTGGCCCAAAACTCCTTACTTTTTCCAGCATCACTATTGAAAAAATCGTCAAGAATACCCTGATTTAATTTAGTCGTACCAAGATGCTTCTCGATACTACTCATTAAATCTACCAGTACCCCATCCATGTCGCAAAATATCTTTACCATAGTTCTCCTCTATATATTTATAAGTTCTATATCCCATTCTTTTCTTATTTCTTCAATATCTCGTTTGACATCAAATTTAGCTAGATGTATATTGCGTCTTGATCTGGTATATCCATATGCATATCCCTTCTCAAATTCCAGTAAATCATACTCATTAAAACGATAGCTTTCTGGATATAGATATCTGGCACAAAATTCAAATAACCATCGGACCCAAGAACTGGTAGTTTCACTATTCCCCATAGTAAATCCAATTACCATAGCTTCATCTCTATTCAACATTCCACGATCTAATAAGATATGGATAATGTCATGGTTATAGAGGTCTATTGCTCCTGTTAGACTTATAGGAGATTTTGGATTTTCCAGAAGCCAGACAAACCAATGGATTGTCGATGGCTCTTTATATGTCGGATTGTCTTGCCATTTCTCAATGGCCTTAGATAAGAGCATAGTCTTTTTAAGTATTTATATATGCTGTAAGTCCTTTGTTTACAAGGGGGTTACTATGTCGCGTAAGTCGTTGTAAACAAAGGGTTTATTTCATCCAGTTTAAGTCGTTGTTT